CAAGCCGTAGCGTGTGTAATCTGTTTTGTCCGTTGCTTTTTCAAGCTGTGTTACTCTCTTGTCAACTAACGAAATATCAGTTTTATTCCGATCTATATCTTCTTTCACTTCAGAATCATCGTAAATGGTGTCTGTAAATACGGCGTTTTCCGGAACGTCTGCGCCAATAGTGTGACCGCCTAAAGCTTCATGTGCAGCTTTGCCTTTATCCAATGCTTCTTCGACTACCGCCGCATCGTTGTATTTCTGTAATTTACCCATATTATCACTCCTCAGTCACTAACGCTTGGCCGTTAGCTGTGTATAAAATATCATTGTTGGCTGTCCTGAGATAGTTAGGCGTTTCAATCTGACCGCCGCTGTTGCCCTTAGAAGGCTTGAATAGCTTCACAGTGTTGCCTGTTACAGGTAGTCCGTGTGCTTGTTTCAAGAGTTCCCATAAGCTAATCATGAGCTTTCACCGCCTGACTTATACCATGTACCTTCGCTGTCCATGACATAGATTTCGCCGGAACGGATAACATAAGCGATGCTACCCTGTGCGAGAGTGTACCCCTCAATTCCGTCTATTGCAGGCAGTTCAGCGGCGCTGTCAACCCATAATTCAGCTTCTATCAGACTTCTGTCCGATGCTCTCAGTGCATGAGTGATATATCTTTTATTCTTAATAGATATCATTACTGTGCCCTCCTTCAGTTATCCTCCCTATGATTTTTTAGTCGTTTGATGATTTTCAGTGCCCATTGTGCCTCCGGATTGATTTCTGCATAATTTTCAAAAATACTTACAATCTCCATTATCGTAATATAAACAAATACAAGAGCTGCTGTTACAGTTCCGGCAATATCTGACAGCTCTGCAGCCTGATAATATTTTCCAAGCGCATGTATTCCGATGTCAAGACCGCAGGCTGATGTCATAACAACAATCTCACCGAGCTTGTTAAGTCCTCCTCTGCGCATTTTTGAACTTGCAAGCGTATTCGTACAGTACGCTTTTATAAGACCGGTGATGTAATCAGCTGCTGCAAGTCCGATTATAATTAAAATCATGATAATATACTGCATTTTATTCCTCCTCTGTTGCTATTGTTGTGCACGCTGTAGGCGACAGCATAAACCAGCCGCCCCACGTTATTGTCGGCTGTTGTCCAACGCCGGCACGATAATATATCGTCATATTTGTCACGTTTCCGGTGCTTGAATATGTTGCGCCTGTAATACGCTGGCACCACTGCTGACCGGAAATCCTGAAATATTCAAGACTAAAACCTGAATATGGAAAATTGGGAGGAAGATTAATCAGTGTTTCAGTTATTGCTTTTGCCGTTGATACAAATAACTTGTAGTCGGATGCTGTTGAACCCTCGCCCATGTCAAGAGTGTTCAGATTCGCTCCGCTTGATATATTTGTTCTTTTTATCTGCGTAGATACCGTTTCAATTTCTGCCTTGATCTCCGTATCATCGTAATTTTTAAGTTCTGACAGCTTTTCTCTTTCGTCGTCCGTAATAAGTCCTTTCCCTTCTTCTGCATTAATTTTCTCAGAAAGAGCTTTATCAATTTTATCCATGTTCTCGGTAATTACCGTCATATCAAACTTATCTGCATGATTTTCCTGTTTACCAAGATTATAATTTTCTGTATATGTGACAGCCATGTTATTTTCCCTCCAATTGATTCACAGTCCGCATTTCAAGCGCTGAAATAACAAATTGTTCCATACCGCTTATACTTTGCGACATTACGGTTGTCTGCATTGCTCTCATCTGCTTATCCTCCTTGCTTCTGCCTGTGGAAATGGTACTTCCCATGTAAGTGGGACGAACCAGACTTTCTTTAAGATTCCCAAGAATCATACGGGTAATATCACCTGTAATTTCATTTCTTTCAATCTCTGTTATCCGCTGAGTTGTTGATATATCCAGCTCCGGACAGTATATCGTTCCGCTGTCTCCGTATCTGTAATTCTGGAGTTCCCTGAAACCGTCATAAACAGGATCGTTTCCGAGCGCAGTGATCTGGACTTCATATGTAACTTTAGGATTGCTTACAGTCAGCCAGTAAGCGTATCCGTCAGCCATAAGCCTTTCCATTGCCCCTTCAAATTCTGAATAATTGAACTGCGCCATACGGACTATTGGATGATGAAGAAAACCTACAGGCTTCACGATCGCAATTCCCCACATATTGCCGTAATTATCATAGCAGTAAAGGTTTGTACAGAAATCTGAGTAGTCTACTTTCTGCGATATTCCTGTCATATCAAGCGAATAACGCAGACAGAAAGCGTTATCTTTGGCATACTGCATGCGCTGATTGATACTGAAATAAAAATTATCACGGTAAAGTTCTCCGCCATAACGGTTTTTAAGACAGTTGTCTGATCCGATCATTGCCGCCCATAGCGTTGTATTTACCAGCTCATCACTTCCGGCAGTTGTCTGAATATCAGAATATCCTTCAAATTTGTAATACTCATATCCGGGAAGATCGACTTTAGCAACGTTCGTGAAGCAAAAATCCATGAACTCACTTGCATTTCCTCCGGAAAATGAAGCAAATGTTATCAGCATATCTGCCATATCACACGTTATATGCCGTGCGTGTACGGTTGTTGTCATTCCTCCGGAATTGACAGACGGTTTATGTGAATCTATTCTGAATAACTGTCCGTCTATTTTCAGAACGTTTCCGACAATAAGATGTTTCCATTTTCCCCAGTCATCCAGTGGATGTATAAGCTCCACATCCCAGCGGCCGTCATTATGTACCGATGTACAGCTGATTGGTTCGAGTATTGCAAGTCCGTTGTGATCGAAGTCGTTCTGCGGCTCTCTGATATCATACACCCTGATAACGTTTTCACGCTCCATTGCCCATAGATCTATACCTCTTATGTCTGGCAGAAGCTCATTGAAAGGATATCCTGAGTTTTTTGTTGGATCTATCCGCCATAGTGCAAGCGGATAAGGCTTCTTGATATAGTTTTCCGGAATATCTATAAAATCTGTCTCCGTTGGTAATCCGTTTTCTCCGATAACCCACGCCATAGCATCACCGCCTTACTGTTCAATCGGGAAGCCGAGAGAACTCAAATATGCAGCATCTCCAAGTTGTTCATCCGTTACAGTGTATTTGTCATCACCGCCATCAATGATGATAAAATTACCATTATCGGAAACAACTATAGAATTTTGTGAATTCCAACGTTCAGGATAAATGTAGTATCCATCTTTTGTTGGTGAATCTTCAACATAGCAGTTATTTAGCCGCATAACCAATGCATAGTTTGATTGTGTAGTGCAAGCTGAATGGTCGAATTTGAACTGACAGAATTTGAACTTCATGTAATCTCCTGCGGAAACAATCAAATGTGAGTCACCTATGAACTTGACGTTGAAAGAACAACGATTTATTGTTCCACCGTCATATCCGAAGAATGCGCCGCCGCTTGCAAGGATTCCGGAGAATTTGCAGCAATAAAATGTTGTATTGCTATAGTTGCTAATCACATTTGCTTTCGCTGCGGTTTGGTCGTGCAGAAAATCCTGTAAATGTAAATTGTTGATTGCTTGTGCCACACTGCCGGATAGATTTATATTGATGTTATACGCTTTAGCAATAATCCACTCATTACCCTGTATTTCAGTACAATTAATATTCAGTGTGAAATTTCCCTCCGGTGCTATTTCATTCATGTCATATGTTCCACCCTCTACCGGAAGTGAAACGTATGCATCTGCCGTTCCGACAGCAGTCACAAAATCTTCCCAGTTTTCCGGAATAAATGGATCTGCTTTTGTTCCTGTTCCCTGCATTACAGCCACCTCTCTCTGACATTGCATTTCATTTCAGTTACTTCTCCGGTATACTTTATGTAGTTCATTCCTTCGTGAAGCAGCGGAAAATTATTATACGTCCGGTGCGTTATAGACACTCTGTTATCTCTGTCCATGTAGTATGCGACCTGAGAATCACAGTCAATGATGATTTCCTGTGAATTGATTTCAGCCGGAATTTTCACTATAAAATCAGCGCCGTTTACATTTATCGTTACATCTCCGGAGCCTTTGAGACGGATTTCGGGTGCAGAGAATACAGTTCCTCTGTTATCGACTTCCATATAATCTACGGCATCCGTCAGATTGTACTCAGTGGGTGAGACGGCATACGCAAATGGGCGTGCTGTGACGGACAGAGAAATTTCTGCTGCAAGCATTGCGACCGGTACTGGTGTAACAGGATTCACAATGACATTAAGGTACTCGTCAGGCACTGTAGATATAATAAGCTTTCCGTAGCCATTCAGCGTCTTGAAGATTTTTCGTATATTATCAGCTGAAGCATCGTCTGCATACATTTCAATGGAGAACGACGCATTATCAAATGTACTCATACGCTGCATTATCTTGCGTATTCCGCCGGATGTCATAAGCTCACTGTACATCGCTGACCATGACGGACGAACTATCGGTTTTGTTATCATCAGTCCGAGTTCATCGCTGTTTGCACCGTTAAAAATAATACTGCTCATAAGCCCATGTTCCTTTCTGCGTTGCGCTGTTCGTCGGATAGTTTTTCCGCCATGCGTCTTACATCGTAATCACCGGAAATTGTTGCGTTAATGGTATTGTTTATATAGGTGATTCTGCTGTTATTTCCCGATGGACCTGATACGGCTGTATTTCTTGCCCCCGATGTAAGCGGTGTGATTCTCGCTCCGCCGTTTACTATTTCAATAAGCTCCGGACCTTTTTCGGCAACTATGCCCTGTCCTTTTCTGAGAAATCCGCCGTCTGCGAACATAGGGGTGTTAATTGCGTTTAATATCGCATCTCCGAAAAAGACTCCAGCGTTATTTATAGCTTTAAGAGCCTGCATTCTTGTAACGAATGCACTGGTAAACTGAGTTCCTGCACTTTCACCGCTCTGTTTTCCGAATTCATCAAGAATTGATGTATCAAGTCCAGCGGAATCCATTTCCTCAATCTTCTTTTTATACTCAGTGATAAATCCGTCCCCTTTGTTCATTCCGGCAGCTTTACCGTATTCGAGGGCTTCGGCTATCTCTTTGGCGGCAGCTTCGGCGTTGGTGCGGTCTTCGTTTTCAATTGCAAGCTCAAGCTCATACCGCTTTTTCTCAAGAAACTCTTTATATGCTTTTTTTCTTTCTTCGAAATGATTCTGCTCATTTTCGTAGAGTTCCTTTAACGCATTTTCTTCAATCCATAAGATCTTTGCAACCTCATCATAGCGTTCTTCCGATACCGCTTTCTGAGCCTCTGAAAGCTTATTCTGATACTTCGTTGCTTCCTTGTAGTTATTTTTGGCGTTATTCATATTTCGACGGGATGCCAGATAGTTAGCGTAAAGTTCATCGTATTCACCACGCATGGATTTCAGTGCTTCTATATCAACACCTGCCATACTCAGGCTGGCATCAACCTCGCCTTCGTCAAGGCTGTTGAGAAAATCGCCAAGTGCTTCATAATTACCTATGTACCTTCCGGAACGCTGACTCACTTTTATACGGAACTGTTCAATATCAAACCCGTTCTTTTCGTATTCCTTTTTAGCTTCGGAATACTCTTCAAGCGATTCCTGTTGTATTTTTGCATATTCAGCTTCGTTTTCTGCATACGCATCTATATATGCCATCGCTCTTTTTTTCTCGATAAGCTTATCAATTTCAGTCTGCATGGTCTGATAGTTCTCTATCTGGTTTCCGGTTATTTCATATTCAGTCCCCAGTGCTTCATTCAGCTCATTGAGTATGTATTCGGCTCTGGTTTTATCTGCGTCCTTGACCTTTCCGGCGATGTCTGCAAGGGTCTGAAGTTCTTCCCAGAGTTCTTTAGTTTTTTCAGTTTCCAGCTCGATACTTCCGGTTTGATCTCCGAGACTGTCCCTCATTTCTTTTAATGAATCGCTTGTATCCCTTATACGGCCGGCGGCTTCTTTGTATTCTTCCTTAACAAGAGTTGTAAGAGCTTTTTCTTTATCTTCTTCTTTCCACCTTGCCCTTTCCCGAAAATAATCAATAGCCGTTGTAGCAACACCTATTGCTGTTGTTACTGTTCCTATGGGGTTTGCTTTAAGTACTGCGTTAAATCCTCCCATGACAGTACTTCCGTTTTTCACCGAATCAAATAGAGATTTTACCGCTGTTACACCCGGTTTGACAGTGTTTGCAATCTTCCATGCTGCAAAGGCTGCACCGGCTCCTTTCACCACTGGAATAAGCTTTTTTCCGCTATCTATCATTTCAGGAAGATTCCTTGTGATAGTGTCTATTCCTTTTTCTGCCTTCGGAATCAGTTTTTTTATAAGCGGTTCATATAATTCGGTTTCAATTTTTCGTTTTAAAGAGGTTGTCTGACTGCCGATATTGTCATATCTGATATTGTTTATGTCGTCAAGCGTGGAAGCAGTTTTATCTGCCTGTCCGTTTATATCGGAAAGGGCTTTTATTCCGTCAGCACCGAGATCTTCCCACATTGTTCCGAAAAGGTTAACGCCTGTCTGATTCTGCTTGACCTTATCCTCCATGCTGAAAAGAGCTGTCAGTATTGTCTCTGTTGCAGCTCGTGCGCTCTCACCGCCTTCTGCAAAGGCTGTGCGCATCTGTTCTGCATTTACACCAAGAGCAGCGTAGGCTTCATCTGTTGACTTAGCTGTATCCTTTGATCTGATACCGAATTCCTTCATAGCATCGCCAAGCTTATCAACAGAGAATGTTCCTGCATCGGTGCCGTTTTTCAGCGAATTGAAAAATTCCTCTGAATTATATCCTAACTGCTTATAATGCACAGCGTATTCATTGACCGTATCAAGTAGATCGCCGTTTTTATCAATGCCGTTCTGTGCACCCTGAGCAATAAGTGTATAAGCTTCATCTGCGGACAGCTCAAACTGATCCATTAACATTTTTGCTGTCCGGATACTTTCGCTTACTTCATAACCGAAGGTGTCACGCAGAAGAAGTGCCTGTTCGGTGACTTCTTCGAGTTCTTCACTGCTTATATTTCCTAACTGCTGCTTTACTGCTGCAATTGAATCGGCGATATCAGTCTTATTTTCACCGTAATTATTACCGTAAAGATTTGTCATGATATCACGGTATTCTTTCATCTGCTCAGCAGTTGCACCTGTTTTTGCCTGTAAAGTATCAAGTGCAGTATCGCCCTCAGAAGCAAGCTCCTTGAAGCTGTCAATTGCCTTGTTTATTCCGTCTGCGGCAAGATCTGCTATTGTTCCTTTCAGAATAGTGAAACCGTCTCCGCTTTCTTCTGCCTGTTCTCCGGTGTTTTCCGCAGCATCACCAAGTTTTCTCATATCGTCAGAAGCATTTTCAGCTGTACTTTCAAAGTTACTCAGCGTATCTTCAAAATATTTGAGTTCTGCTCCGGCTTTTTCGACTTCACGCTGAAATGCTCTGTATTGTTCTTCACCAATTTCCTTATTTCTGAACTGTTTTTCTACCTGTTCCTGAGCATTTTTCAGAAAGTCAAGCTTCTTTTTGCTTTCTTCGATAGCTTTGGTGAGCAGATTTTGCTTCTGAGTCCACAATACAGCAGACTCAGGAGCGTTTTTCATAGCACTATTTACATCACGAAGCTCGCTTCTGACCTTATTTGCGCCTTTTTCAACGTCTTTTAATGCCTTATCAAGTCCGGTGGAATCGGCACCGATCTCAATGGTGATACCTTTTATTTTTTTACTGACCATATTTCACCTCTTTTATCCGAATAATTCCCGTAATGTTTCTCTGTCCGGCTTCGTCTGGGCGTAATTATATGCGTTTTCAAGGTATTCTTTGCCCTCTGCGGTACGGCTGCAATTCCATACAACAGCATCATGTAGAAATCCCCAGTATTCAAAGACGGTCAGTTCTTCTGTTTCCGGAATTGACATATTTGCATAATCGGCGACAACCTTTCTTTTTTCGCTGTTATTCCTGAAATATGCCTTACTTCCTGAATAATCGGGATAGTAAGGCACATTCAGTTTGGGTCGGATGCTTTTACTCCATTTACCCAGTTCTGGATTTCAGCATAGAATCGGCTGAGATCATCAACAGTCCAGTTGTTATATATAACATCAGGATTGATTTCTGTAATGTCCGATATTGCTTCTAAAAGATCGCTGTCATCAGATGCTCTCAGCAGCTTGTCGTACTGTTTTATCTTAGGCGGTCTGATAACTATTGTTTCACCGCTGTCAAGTTTAAATATCATTTTCCGCATATATACCTCCTGAAAAAAGAGCAGACTGTTATTCAGCCTGCTCACCGATTTCTTCAACAGAGTCAGCAGACTCTCCGGAGATTTCCTCCGGAGGAGCTGCCGTCTGTTCCACAGTTCATGTCGCTGCTGTTGCTTCAATAACCTCTTCTTCATAGATAAGCAGAGTTCCTTCGTCGTCAAGGGGTTCGCACTGGAAGGACGCAGGAAGTGTGGTTTCAGAATTTGGGACGAAAGCCGCTGACCAGCCGCCGGTATTTACACCCACACCGGTAATTCTTATATCGCCGTCAACTTTATCTTTATAAACACCTCTTATGACATATCTCTTTCCGTCGTCGTTCGAGATGCCGCCGATCTTTGCCGTTCTTTTGCCGTCCTTTTCCTCTA